CATGAAAACACATTGCAGTATGAAAGTTATTTCATATTTTTGTATTGTCAAGAAAGAGTAGGGTAGTAATGCCCAAATTATATAGGGCTATTTTTTTGCCCTTAAATATAGCGGCGTTACCCATACCGGGATGAAACCGAAAGGCATCCAAAGCCCTACTCTAGGACTTGACACGGTTAAAGGTAATGCCGTTTTTCATTACCGTAATTTAATACTTAATACAATGTCAGAACTAGAGTTAACAATCGAAAAAAAGGCTATCACAGCCGAAACAATCACGAATCACTTTCAGAAATTTACTTCTGATGCCATTCAGGGATTCCGTGAAGATCTCAAAAAGATGCTTATCTCATCCCTTATCCTTGAAAATGATCAGGAGTCCAGGGATTCTCTCTCATGGGTCTATTCAGAAATAGACGATATGTTAAGAATTGTCGAAACCTCAAAAGCATGAGCCATGAAAGAGTTAATCAGGATTCAGAATCATAATAATCAGCAGTTAGTTGATGCCAGGGATCTGCATTTCTTTCTTGAAGTGCAATCAAAATTTGCCGATTGGATTAAGAACCGTATTGAAAAATATGGATTCAGGGAGAATGAAGACTTTGTATCGCTTTCTAAAAAATTAGAAAACGGTGGTCGTTCTCTTGAATACGGTCTTACTATCGACATGGCCAAAGAGCTTTCAATGGTAGAGAACAATGAAAAAGGCCGTGAAGCAAGGCGTTATTTCATCCAGAAGGAGAAAGAGGCTTTAAATCCTTACGGTCTTATTTCTCCTTCCAGAACTCAGCTTGCAAAATGGGTTATTGAAAGTGAAGAGGCTATTGCCAGGCTTAACCAGGAGAACGCCAATAAAGATAAAACTATAAAAGCTCTTGCTCCTAAAGCAGAACTTATGCAGAAGATCCTTGATACTGATCAGAAAATAGACATTGGTCAGGCTGCAAAAATTCTTGAATTACCATTTGGAAGAAATACTTTATTCCAGAAGTTAAGGCAGAAGGGTATTTTCTTTATGAACAGGAATGAGCCAAAGCAGGAATATATTGAAAGAGGATATTTTCATCTCAAAGAGAAATTCATTGAGAGAGACAATAATCAGGGATTTGTTGTTATTAAAGTCCTTGTTACTCAAAAAGGTCTTGAGTTCATTTCAAACCAGTTTATAGCCGTACCAGCAAAGAAAGAATTGGCTTTTATTCAATAACAACATGAATATGGGATATGTAAGCCTCTCAGAAATGAGGGGCTTTTTTGTATCACTCTGTCAGTAACCCATTGCTAATAGTTGATAAAAAACTGTAATATTGTATTGCTAATACTGCATTATTGTAGTACTTTGCAGGTTTGAAATCAATGAAGTTATCAGAAATTCATACAAATCCCTCAAATCCGAGGCTTATAAAAGACGATAAGTTTAAAAAACTTGTCAAGTCTATCAGCGAATTTCCAAAGATGATGGAGTTAAGACCTATTATCATTGATTCAGAAGGCACGATACTAGGCGGGAATATGCGATTTAAGGCACTTCAGGAGTTAAAGTATAAAGATATACCTTCCGAGTGGGTGAAGCGAGCTGAAGAGCTGACAGAGGCCGAGAAACGCAGATTTATCATTGAGGACAACGTTCCCTTTAGAGAATGGGACTGGGATACGCTTGCAAATGAGTGGGATCAGGCTGAATTATTGGAATGGGGACTTGATATACCTGACTTCGCTATCAATAAGGTGGAAGCTGTTGAGGATGACTATGAGATACCCGATGAGATAAAGACTGATATCGTTTTAGGTGATTTGTTTGAGATAGGACAGCATCGGTTGCTTTGTGGGGACTCAACAAAGATAGAGGAAGTTGAAGCATTAATGGCAGGTTCGTTTTATGATATGGTGTTTACAGATCCACCGTATGGAGTAGCAATAGGGGCAAAAAATAGGTTTCTCAATTCCTTCCAGAAGGCTGGAAGGAATTTGAAGGATATAAAGGACGATAATGTTTCTCAGGATGATTTGTATGTTAAGTTAGTATCTGCCTTCACAAATCTTAAAAAAGTATCACAGGATTGTTGCACTTATTTTGTGACTGCTCCGCAAGGGGGTGAGTTAGGATTGATGATGATGATGATGATGATGGAATCAGGATTAAAAGTTAGGCACGTTTTGATGTGGTATAAGAATGCTCCTACCTTTTCAATGGGAAGGCTTGATTATGAATATCAGCATGAGCCTATATTACTTACATGGAATAAAACACACAAGTATTACGGCAAGGGAGAACACAGGACAAGTGTATGGAAGGTAGATAAACCAAGAGCAAACAAAGAACATCCAACAATGAAGCCGGTTAAACTTGTTGAGAACGCATTGTTAAACAATTCATTAGAGGGCGATTTGATTGGTGACTTTTATCTTGGTTCAGGGACTACAATGGTCGCATCTCATCAGTTAAACCGCAAGTGTTACGGCATGGAGATTGACCCGAAATACTGTCAGGTAATCCTTGATAGAATGAGAAAACTTGACCCGAACATAGAAATTAAAAAGAACGGGAAGCCAATATAAAATGGTTGCGAAAAGTAACATACATAAAAAGGCAAAGCCTAAAAAGAAGCAAGGGGCAAGGAGTTTGCTTATTCGTAAAAAGAAAATGATTGAAGCATTAACAGCTTCTCTTGGTATTGTTACAACTGCATGTAAGAATGTCGGCATCGCAAGAAAAACTCATTATCAATGGTACAAGACAGATACTAAATATAAAGAATCCGTCGATGATATCGCAGATATCGCGATTGATTTTGCGGAGTCAATGCTGCATAAACAAATTAAAGATCAAGATACAACAGCAACAATATTTTATTTAAAGACAAAAGGGAAAAAGAGAGGATATGTTGAAAGAACAGAACTTACAGGAGAAGGAGGCAAAGACCTTATTACATCACTTCAGATTGAAATTATTAACAGTGCCAGCCAGGTGAAGAAAGATGATTCAGGTAGCTGAAAAAGTTTGGAATGGTATTAATGAAGGGCTGGATAATGGTAAAACAATAATCAGCCTGCAAGGATCTTCACGGTCTGCTAAAACATATAACACGCTTATCAGGCTCATTGTTTACCTGCTTCAAAATGCAAATACAAGGCTTTCTATTGTAAGAAAAACACTTCCGGCATTGAAGGGCTCTGTGCTTATTGACTTTAAGGAGATAATGAACCGTATGCAGATATGGGACAGCAAGGCGTTTAATAAGACAGAGCTTATTTACCGTTTTGCAAATGGTTCGTGGATAGAGTTTTTTTCAACTGATGATGAGCAAAAGATAAGAGGCCGTAAACGTGATATTCTCTTTGCAAATGAAGCCAATGAATTAAATTATCTTGAATGGCAGCAACTCATAATGAGGACGACAAAGTTTGCCATAATTGACTATAATCCTTCATTCTCTGAAGATCACTGGATAGAGCAGGTCAATAAAGATCCTGATTGTCATCATTTCATAAGCACATATAAGGATAATCCATTTCTTGAACAAAAGATCATTGATGACATAGAGAAGCTTCAGGATAAAAATAAGTCTTTATGGATTGTTTACGGTCTCGGACAAAGGGCTGTTATTGAAGGCCGCATATTTGAGACTTATGAAATAGTTGATGAAATACCAAAATGGGTGCATAAGCGCTGGGTAGGGATGGACTTTGGATATACAAATGATCCTACGGCTATTATAGAGGTTGGCATTCTTGACTCTGATCTTTACATGGATGAAATATGTTACCGCACACGGATGCTTACAAATGATATTATTAAGGTCCTGAAAAAAGATTGTGCGGATAAAAAGATAATTTCTGAAAGTGCCGATCCGAGGCTTATTGATGAAATCCATAATGCCGGTTTAAATATTCATGCAGTAGAGAAATTTCAGGGCTCAATTATGGCCGGACTCACAAAGATGCAGGAATATCACTTGAAAATCACTAAAAGGTCAGTCCATGTTAAAAAAGAGATTGATAATTATGTTTATGATCAGGATAGGGACGGGAAATATCTTAATCAGCCAGTGGATGAATTTAACCACGCTATTGACGCTGGGAGATATGTTGTACTTGAAGAAGTTATAGGAAAAAACAAAAAGAAAGTTAATTTAAATCAGTTGGCTGCAATGTTACCA